CCCGAACACCAGCAGCTTGTGCGCGTCCTCTGCCAAGGAATACACAGACCAGTCAATGTCGAGCTCGCGGTGGCCAGTCTCCTGCCCGTTCGCTGCCAGCAGCGCCGCGCCCTGCTCTCGCAAGTCGCAGCACCTGAGTCTGTCTACTCGGATGTCCACTACCAGAGGGCGATTGTGTTTACCGGGACGGTGCCCACGCCCTTGGCCTGGATCTCAAGGACGGTGCCCACAGGCACCGCGGTGAAGGCGACGGTAGTGCCATCAGTCAGCACTACGTTTACCGTGCCGCTAGTTGCGATGTAGAGTGCCGAGCATGGGTTTGCGAATGTCGTGTCGGAAGTTGCCGCGGACGCGTGGACGTAACGAGCTCTTGTTGTGCTTGCGAAGTCAGCCATGAGGTAGAGCGTGCCACAAAGGGGGCCCGCCCTGGGCCCCTAGCGCTCTCGCCAGTGCTTCATCGGGTGGTATCCGGCCCGTCGTGCCTCGTTCCGCGGCCGCTGCGCCACCGGAGGGGCGAACGGGTGGGTCGGGTCGTAGTCGACGTGGATGTTCGGTGGCGGCAGGTCCGCGGCAAAAGTGAGGGCCAGGGCGTCACCTATGTCGGGTGAGCCCGCGTCAGGGAGCCGGGCTCGGATGTCGTCCTTGGACTCCAGCTTGTAGCGGCCGCGCACGTCGAACTCGTAGACCGGCGTGGCGAGCTCCTGCTTGAGCGTGAGCTCGTCGTAGATGGCGCCGCCAGCGTCGACCCAATCGCGCAGCTTGAACCACATCTCGGTGCGCTTGTTGATGTAGAGCTCCTCCTTGGCCGCCTTGCCCCCGAACGGCACCTCGGTGATCGAGTAGTGGAGCATGCGCAGCCGGTCGATCACGCCCGCGTCGGCCGCATCGACGAACACGGCGTGCGGCTTGTGCTGCTCAATCTCCTGCGAGACGCGCGCGGCAAGCTGCATGTTGTCCAGGCTTCGCATCACGATAGGTGCGAACATCTGCAAGCCCTGACGGCGCACGATCACTGAGCGGTCGTTGCCGAACCGGGCGCCGTCGACGCCGAGCACGACCGGCGACGCGGCGATGTCGCCGGTCGTGTAGGAGCGGCCGCCCGATATCTGCACGTCGTTCAACGAGATCAGCTGATCGTCGCCCTGCGCGGAGAAGTCGCAGAGCATCTCGCGGGCGAACGCCTGCTCGGACATCGTGTCGCGCATCTCTTCGATCTCGCGCGACGATAGGCCCTCTGTCTCATAGCACGTCCAGAGCCCGACGAACCACTCTTCGCCCGCCGCCATACGCTCCAGGCCCACATGGTATATCTGGCTGAACAGGTCGACGCGCTTGACCGTGCCGATGAACAGCGCGCCACCTTCCCGGTCAGCGAGCGCCGGGCGGCATACCTCGAACCATAGCTCGGGCTTCATCTGCGCCACCTCGTCGAGCACTGCGAAGTCGAGACGCAATCCGCGAAGGGCGTCGGGATTATCGGAGCCAAACAATCGCACGATTGCACCGTTGTGCTTGAACGCGACGGAGAGCTCCGACTCGTTGATCGCTACGTGCCCCGTCTGCACGAGCGGTGCGACGATCTGCTTGAGCCGCGCCCACGCCACCGCCTTCGCCTGCTTCAGCTGCGGCGCCACATAGACGAACATGCCGAGCGTCTGCGCGAACGTCATCGCGCGGTCGAGCAGCTCCATCAACGCGAGCTCTGTCTTGCCCGCGCGGCGGTGTAGGACCAGCACGTTGAAACGGCGCATGCTCTGGTGTGCGGTGCGCTGCCACTCGCGCGGCTTGTATGGGATGGTTATCCGCATTGCAGTTTGTCAATCTCCGCCTGGATGTCAGGCCGTAACCATGCACGGGTCTCGCGCTCTAGCTTGTCTTGCAGATGCAGTAGCCGGTTGACGCGCGTGCACTTGACCGTCTCGTTGTCACGACGCGCCGGTGGCGGCGGCTGCGATGCCCGACGAGCCACGCGTGCGTCGCGAGCAGCGCGCATCAGGATCAACGTGCACTTCTTGCACTTGCGCCGATACTTGCCGTAGGTGTCGGTGTAGCTGTAGGTGTTCGACGGGGTCCACTCGTGGCCGCGGTTGCATGTGTCGGTCATCGCGCTGCGTAGATCATGGATACCTGGGGTGCGTCGACCTCGACGAACGTGTTGCCCAACTCGCGGGCATACACCTTGTCGCCTGCACGGACCACGTCGACATCGTCGGCCACGACCGCGTCGCCGATGGCGTTACCTTTCTTGTCTTCAAACTGGCACGGTGAGTGGCTCATAGTATGTCCTCGATGCTGTCTGCCGGTAGCACGCGGTGCTCGGCGTCCTTCACTTGTTCAGGCGCCCGCGGCACGCCAGTGACGACCTGCAACGACGTGACGCCGCTGTGCTCGGTCTTGGTCTTTGGTTGGTAGTCGTCGAGCAGCCGCTCGGCCGCCCACTGTCGCGCCTTGATGCGCGCCTCCATCGCTCGCACCTGCAACGCATCGGTCGCGAACTCTAGCTCGTCGGCGAGGGCGATCACCTCGTCGGCCTGCTCGCGCACGTAGTCCTCGCGCGCTTGCCGATACGCATCGAACAGGTCCGGGTGCTTGCGCAGCGCTGCGCGGAACTTCAGCTTCGTGAAGCCGCCGAAGTCGCCGACGTTCTTGCACGCCTGATCGACGCGCACACCGCGCGCCACTCGGTTGATAACGACAGATGCCGCGTCCTTCACGGCGAGTGCATACTTGCGAGTCATTTGGGTGGGATCCGCTTCAGGAATGGTCGGCGAGTGTAGCGCAACCACTTGCGCACTGTCTCGTATGGTTGGTCGACGACCTCGGCAACCTGCTTGAACGTGAGGCCGTGCCGCTCGCGCAGGTCGCGCGCATAGCGGACGAGGTCGTCGTCGACCTTGGCCCTCGGGTGGTCCTCTTGCGACTCGCTGCTCATCCACCTACCGCGTGCAGTAGCGGCTGCGCGCGGCAGCTCATGAGCGCCATCGCCACAGCTGCGAGAGCCACGAAGCCAGCAAGCAGCACGACCAGCCCCAGCGCCGACGAACTGCGCACAGCCTCGTCGTCGTGCTCGACGGCTTCGATGCGCTTGTCGAGCTCGTCGACAAGCGCAGGCAGGTCCTCGGCCGCGGCCCACGCGCGCAGGTTGCGCAGCTCGATCAGTAGCTGCGTCACTTGTCCGCCTCGGTGCGCGGGAACGCCAGCTGCCGATGCTCGCCGCACCAGCCCTCGCTGGTGACCTGCGGCCAATCCGCGAACCAGTATTCGGCTGCCCGGTAGCCGTCGCGGGTCGCGTTGAGCGCCAGGAGCTCGGCCAACATCACCGGCGGGTTGCGGTGGCATCTACCAATCTCCGGCGCATTGCCCTCGGCAGGTGCTTCGAGCTCGTAGAACGTGCAGGTGCGGCATCGATTCATGGCGCCATCCTATCACGGCAATCGTCCCATGGCTCGAAGATCGCGAGCACGCTGCCCGGCCTGCGCACCTCGCCCGACCAGCAGCCTGCGAGCAGCTGCACCTCCACGTCATCGCGGCCGTTGGCCTCGAACACGCCATCGAGCGCGCCCTTGCACGCTGCGATCAGGTTGTCGAGGTCGCGGCGCCGCTTGTCCGGCGGCGTGAACACCAGCAGCACGCGCAAGGGCCCCTGGGGCAGCGCTGCGGCCGTGATCGCAGCACCGCCTGCCTCGCGTCGCTGCCTGCGCCGCTCGCGCGTGCGCGCGTGCACATGCGCTCCGCTGTTCGGCATGCACGCTCGCGGTGGCCAGCACAACTCAATCTCTGCATTCTCAATCATTGTGTCCAATCTCCTCGCATCATCTCCTGTCGTGCCCTGGTCGACGGTTCTGTAGAACCGTCGCCCGTTAACGGGCTACCGACGCACAGGCCCTAAAGTAGCCCGTTGTAGCCCGTCACGGGCGACAAACCACTACCACACAAGCACTTGTAGCCTGTTGCGCATCGTCGCCCGTTGCTCGCCCGTTGGTGTCTGAAGGTGTCCAATCGTATTTGTCGCCCGTTAACGGGCGACGATTTTGACTCATAACACTCGCTCCTCTAGCCACTTGCGACCACGATCAGTCACCTCAATACACTGGTGTCGACCCGTGCCAGAAACCACGACAAAGTTCAGACACTCCTTGAGCTCGCGCCACAGGGCCCGCCACTGCACCTGCGTCAATTCACCTGCAGCCACAGCTTCCAGCTCCGTCGAGCGGGTGCCGCGCATGATCTCGATCAGCACCTCCTCGACCACCGCCTGCATCGGTGCGGGCACGAGCTCGGGGTCGCTGCCGTTCTTCCACGGAACGACGATGCCGCCGGTCTCGATCTCGCCGTGCCGGTCCTCGCCGAGCTCGACGCTGCAAATCTCAAACGCGATAGCTTCGAGCCTCTGCCAGTTCTTGCACTTGACCGGTTGCACCTTGACCAGATCACCGGTCCGGGTCCACGGCTCGACAGTTTGCGCGCCGAATGCTTCAGCGGCCGCTGGTTTGCCGGCGCCGCCAGGAACCTGCGAGATGCGGAACTCGGCATCGGCAGCCGCGATGAAGACACTCGAACCACGAGCGCGCGTGTCCTTGTCCTGGCCAGAGTGATGCACGAATCCAACCAAACAACGGAACGCGCGCTGCATCGCTGCCGCGTTCGCCATCGCAGCACTCATGTCCTCGGTGCTGTCCTCCGATCCGCGGCCATAGTTTGTCGCGAGCGTGTCGACGAGAACCATCACAGGCTCCTCACCGAGCGCGTCGACAATCGCTTGCGCGTGTCGCTGCATGTGCTCTGCATCGAGCAGCTGCGTCGGGCTCGTCGAGAACACCACCGGCACGTCCTTCGGATCGATGCCGCGGATCGAACACTCGGCAGCGAAGCGCGCGGCCACGCCGCTACCATCCTCGCCGACGATCACCGCGACCGGCCCGTGCAAGTGCACAGCCATGCCGTGCCAGCTGCTCTCCCCGCATGCGATTGCCATCGCGAGAGACAGCGCGACGAGGCTCTTGCCCGCGCCGGGTTTGCCGAACAGCTGCACCAATCCGCGCCGCGGCAGGAACCCCTGGACTGCAAACTCGGCCGCGCCCATCCAGTCACGATAAGCGGCGCCGTCCATGTAGAGCGGCACGTCGGATGTTGCCGCGCGCGGCCCTGCTTCATCTGGCAACGGTGCATCGCTCCAATCTGCCGGCAATGGCGGCGGCTGCGTCGCATCGGGCGCGAGCTCGCACAATGTGCCCCACCCTGGCCGATGCTCCGGTGGATCCACAGCAAAGCTGTTCCATCGCTTCTCTGCGTCGTCTGCGCTGTAGTTTGGCGCCGTCGCGCTCCACTCGTCCCAGACCTCGAACGGCATGCCCAACTTGAAACAAGCCATGCCTGCTGCGATCCACGACTCGTGCGGCTCTGCATCGATCTGCGACAGCATGTGCTGCACCTCGCGAATCGTGCGCGGCACCTCCGATGTCGAGCTCGACTCGCGCTCGGGTCGACGCAGCAGCTCGACCATCGGCGCCGGTGGATCGTCCTCGCGCAACAGTCCCCACTCGCCTGATGTGTTGCCGATCACTTCGCCGGTCACCGTCAGGTAGCGTCCGCTTGTGTAGCACTCAAGGTGTGCACCACTGCCGAACGCATTGCGCGACGAGCTCCGCCAACTCGCCGGCAATGTGCCGGCGTATATTTGGTGCACGCCATCGCGGCCGGGGCTGCGTTCCGTGTAGGTCGGCGGCATGCGCCGCAACATCTCGTGCGCTGCATCGAGCAGCGTGTTGTTCGCGCCGATCACGTGATCGTAGTCGACAGCGACGAGCTCCTGGCCATCGATCATCACGCCGAGACATGCGACGCGATCATCTGCGAGCGCATACCCGCACGCCTCCTCGAACGACATCCACGTCGCGCGATCCGTCGAGCTCGCCGCGCCGCCCGAGTAGCCCTTGCTGCTCAGTGGCGCCTTGCTACTCACGGTGCGGCCGTCGGCGCGCGTGACCGGGCTGCGATCACCGCACACCCAGATCCGTCGTCGCCTCAGTTCGCCGGGCACGTTGCGCATCACGCGCGAGATGTCGTCGGCTGTGATCCGAGGCAAAATATCGAGCCTCGGTCCTTTGCGGCCGTGCAGGCCGTCGCTATTCTTTTCAGCAGTCATCGTTCTCCTCTGGTAAGGGGGACACTCGCAGGCCGCGCACGTCTTAGGCAACGTGTGCGGCCTGCGTTCTTTTCGGGAGGGAGAAAGCTACCGCCGGGGCGCCCAATAAAAAACTTTGGAATTAGTTCAGACACTACTGGACACCTTCCGACAGATAGTGTTGAAGAGGGGCTCGCGAAAGTCCTATACACAACCAAACACGATGACTAACTCAAACTCAACCGACCGCAACACCGCCCGCAAGATCGCCAACTTCCTCGCCAGCAACATCCCGCAATGCGACATCTCTGGTTGGGATTGCGTCAACTCGCCGTTCAGCTGCGACCGTCTGCTTGAGCGGCTCGATGATCCCCGCAGGAACGACTACTACTACGTCAAGACGGAGATGGACGGCTCGCCCGTGCAGAGCACGCTCGCCGACCTCGAAGCCTCGCTCGCTGGCGACAAGAACGCCGCAATCGACACCAAAGTGCTGAAGGTGACGGTGCTGCCCGAGGACCAGCAGACCATCAAGTGCTGGCGCACCTTCGAGCTGCTGACGCTCAAGGACGCCATCGAAGAGGTCAAGCGCACCGGTCGCCACAGCATCATTGGTCGCGTCGGCCTCTGGCCGAACGGCTCACGCGAAGCTCGCAGCTACGTCGGCAACGTGATCTACGAGCAGACCGACCCCGAAGGCTACGCCAAGATGCTCGCCAAGATCGCTCCGACACCGGAATACAGCTCCGCTGAGCAACTAGCTGACGCAAGGGCTACCGAGTCGACCAGCCCGGAGGTCGTCGACGAAGTCGTCAACGAGATCCTGGGCGACGTTAACCGCGCCAAGGCCGTCGTCGACGCAGCGTTCCCGAAGCCGACCCCCAACCAACAGCTTCCACAGAACATCGCACTCGCCCTGACGCTCTCCGCAGAAGGCACTCCTGGCCGCCTTTCACTGCGCGAGATTGACCAACACATGAACGATATGGATGACGGCTGCACCATCACGGTGAATGGCTACCAGTTCATCTACTCACCCTATCGCGGCATCTTGATTGTCTGGCAACCTGATGGCAATGGTTGGTCAACTCTGATTGGTTACGCCAGCAACTACGAAGCGGAGCGTGTTTACGAGATGGCTTCTGCTGTCGGCTTCAGTGATCGGCGCGGCAGCAAAGGCACGGGTCGCTACTCGATGCAGTAGCTGACCGGGAGGTCCGGTGCTACTTCGCATCGCTGACGATGACCGCAGCAACGGTCGAAACCTCACCCCACGGAGAACAGAACGATGACTCAACCAACTACACTATCTGCAACGGAATCCGCCAAGTTGCTCCGCAAGGATCTGCGGAAGGCATTCCCCGGCACCAAGTTTCGCCTCACTGGTAGTCGCGGCACCGGCTACGGCTACTACGATTGCCGCTGGACCGGCGGCCCGAGCGAAGAGGAGGTGCGCGAGATCGTGCGCCCATACCAGGGCTCCTACTTCGACGGTTCACAAGACCTCGAAGTCGGCATCGCTACCGCTATCGGTATCGCCATCGCCATCTGGTCCGACGGCGGCGTGCTGCGCTCTGGCATGCGCAGCATCTCGACGCGACGCGATCCAAGCGACGCCGAGTTGGCAGCCGCTACGGACACGCTGCGGACGCTGTGGGGCTTCACCGGCCCCGAGCACAGCCTGCGTATGGCCGCCGACATGGTAGCCCGAGGCGCCGAAGTCGGCGCCGCAATTCAATACTGGCCCCTCACCAAAGACTAGGAGAACAGAACGATGGACAAACACGAATACCACGAGCGTAAAGAGGAACTGAGCGACGCCGAAAAGCTTGCTTGGCTCACCAAGAACTGGATATTGCCGATCAGTTGCCAGGACGTTATTTGGCTTTGCAAGCTAGCCGCCAAAGGTCTTGAACGCGCTTCCCTCAACCAGTCAACCAGCCAGGAGAACTAAACGATGAAAGTAACGAACCAAGACGTAGCTAACCGTCTTCGCCGCCATTCAAACTTCATGAATCTGAGCATTAACGACGTTGAGTTTGCGTATGACCAGCTCCGAGACGAAGCCGGGAACCCGCAGCGCATGCGAGGGCTAGGATTTGTTAGGGGCGTGGGAGAAAAGCGAGCCGAACAAATCTTAGATCTGCTTGAGAGCATGATTGACCGGCAGGAGAATTAAACGATGACTACCTACACCGACGACAAGTTCAACGGGCGCAGCACCACACCGCTGCGCGTCTTCGCGAAAGACGGCACGGCCATTCCCTTCGCCACCCCGTTCACCAGCCTGCGCGAAGTATGCGAAGTGCTGCGCGCCGAGGGCGACAGCTTCTCGATGTCGCTGGTCCGCGACATCGAATCGGTGCGCGGCCCGACGGCCAAGCAGGCGGCCTGGGCGCACAAGCTGGCGACCGACGCCATCACGCCGCGCACCGTCGAGCCGACGCTCGGCGACCTCGCGCCGGTAATCGCCATGCTCGACAAGGCAGCCTCCGCGCAGAAGCGCATGCCCAAGATCGAGCTGGTCGCACGCGACAACAACGGCCGCACCCAGCGCGTCGTAATCAAGCGCCGCAAGGACGGCAGCGCTGCCGTCACCGACGGCCGCCCTTACGGCGACAACACTCTGTTCGGGTTCGTCGAGCTCGACGGCAACTACCACCCGACGCGAGGCAACTCGGCAGAGGTCGAGACCGTGCTGTGCGAGCTCGCCGCCGACCCGGCCAAGGTCGCCGGCCAGCACGGTATCGCCACCGGCAACTGCTGCTTTTGCAACACGGCGCTATCTGACAAGCGCTCGCGCAGCGTCGGCTACGGCCCGACGTGCGCAGGCAAGTTCGGCCTGCCATGGGGCGACACCAGCGCCGCCGACGCCGCCGACGCAGCGGCTAGGGAGGTGCTGTGACGTTCTCTCGTGCCCGCTTTGCGCGCGAGCTCTACAGTGCTTGCGTCTTTATCGTTGTTGTAATTATCGGCGGCCTCGCTGCCATCTGCTTGATCAAATGATGAACCTATATGAAGTCACCGGCACGGAGGCGCGCGACCGCGCCATCATCGCCGCGCCGCACCCTACGTCTGCCGACGAGCTCTGTCCGTTCTACGTTAACACCATCGAGCAGGTCGGCACTGTCGACACCGAGCCCGCGCGCGTGCTGCTCGCTGTGCACACGCACGCCCACGGCTCTGACGAGGAGCTCGACGTGCTCGACAGCGAGGGGCTGGTCGAGTGATCCCCTTCTCCTACCAACGCGTCGGTATCGACTTCTTGGTCGACAACAAACGCGCGGCCCTGCTCGACGAGCCAGGGCTGGGCAAGACCGGCCAAGCGCTCGAAGCGATCAACCGGATGCAGGCCAAGCGCACGCTGCTGATCGTGCCGCTGGTCGTCGTCCCCAACTGGGAGCGCGAGCTCGGCATGTGGTCGCCCTGGGCCAGCTACCAGCGGCTCAAGACCGGCAGCGCCAAGGTCGACGCGGACGCGTCTGTCGTGATCTGTCCAACGTCGCTGCTGAGTCGACGCAACAAAGTCGTCGAGCAGCTGGCCAGTCAGGACTGGGACGTGGTCGTCGTCGACGAGGCGCACCACTACAAGAACCACGAGTCGACGCGCACAGTGAATCTCTACGGCCGCGCAGGCATCGCCGTGCGCGCCGAGCACCTCTGGCTGCTGACAGGCACGCTGGTGCCGAACAACCCATCCGAGGTCTGGACGCACCTGCTGCATCTGGCGCCGGAGGAGATGACGCACAACGGGCGCCCGATGTCGCACTACGCATTCGTGCAACGCTACTGCGAGTTTGAAGAGACGCGCTTCGGCCGCAAGATTGTCGGCGCCAAGAACACGGCCGAGCTCCGCGACATCATCGACAGCTGCTCGCTGCGGCGCCTACAGCGCACCGTGCTGGCGGACCTGCCGGCAATGCGCCGGTCGACCGTCGACCTGCCCAAGCCCACCAGGAAGCAGATGGCGCCGTTGTCGGATCTGCTGGACAGGATGTCCGAGGAGCTACGCACCGACGTGCGCAAGCTCGACGGCGCCGAGCTGTTGCAGGTGTTCCAGCAGTCTGACAGCTTCAGCACCTACCGCCGCCTGTGTGGCGAGCTCAAGACCGAGCTAGCCGCCGAGTGGCTGCGCGAGGAGCTCGACTCTGGCCTAGCCAAGGTCGTTGTGTTCGCGCAGCACCGTGGCGTCATCGAGGAGCTCGCCGGTGCGCTGGCAGACTACGGCGTCGAGCAGATCCACGGTGGCGTCGGGACCGACGCGCGACAGGCGGCCGTCGACCGGTTCCAGCAATCGACGGCGTCGCGTGTGATCATCTGCCAGCTGACGGCCGCGTCCGTTGGCATCACGCTCACTGCGAGCACCAACGCCGTATTCATCGAAGCCGACTGGGTGCCCGGCACCAACATACAAGCCGAGAAGCGCATCCACCGTATCGGGCAGCAGCACCCAGTGCTGGTCCGCTACTTACAGTTGGCCGACTCTATCGACCAGATCATCACAGAGGCGCTGGTCGTCAAGACCAGCATGATCGCGGCCCTTGAAACGGCCTAGCCTTATTACTTGACACCACTGGGCAGGTCCTTACAGTCCTGCGCTCAACCCACTAGACAATCATGAAGATCTCAATCAACGTCACGCCCGAATCACCCGAAGAACTGGCTCGCCTGTTCGCTTTTATCTCTGGCCGCGACGGTATCGAGCTGCCGCCTCTGGCCGCCGCTGATGTCGCGAAGGCATCCGCCGAAGAGAACGCGCTAGCTGACGCCGAAGAGGCGAAGAAGCCAGCGAAGAAGCCAGCGAAGAAGGCAGCGAAGAAGGCGCCCAAGAAAGCGAAGAGCGCCGACACGAAGGAAGCACGGCAGGTAGAAGCTACGGCCGACACACGCAAGCAGGTCGAGCTCGACTTGCGCGCGGAAGCTACGGCCGACACACGCAAGCAGGTCGAGCTCGACCTGCTTGCGCAAGTCGAGCTCGACACACGCAAGCAGGTCGAGCTCGACTTGCGCGCGTTCGCTGCCGAGCACGGCATGCCCGAGCTGCGCGACGCGCTCAAGGCCGCCGAGCTGCCGCGTCTGCAAGACGCAGCCGACGCTGACCTTCCCAAGTTTCGCGCAGTTATCGATGGCCTGCGTGCGTCGCAGCAAGGGGACCTGCTCTAATGGCTGCGCACGCCAAGCTCTCACCATCTAGCGCGAGTCGCTGGATGGCCTGCACCGCCGCGCCGCAGGCATGCGCTGGCGTGCGCGACGAATCGTCAGAGGCCGCCGACTTTGGTAGCTTCTGCCACGACATTGCAGCCCGCGCTTTGTCGGGCGGTAAGGACGCGACCTCCTGGCTAGGCCGGAGCTCAGACTGCGGCCGCTTCGAGATTGACGCCGAGACCGCCGACCACATACAGACATACCTAGACGCGGTGCGGTTCGCGCTCGACGTGCACGGCGGCGAGCTGCTCGTCGAGCAGAAGGTCAAGTTGTCCGATGAGATATGGGGGACTGCCGACGCCGTCATCCTGCCCGCCAAGAACGGCGGCGAACACCTGATCGTGATCGACCTGAAAATGGGAGCCGGTGTCTACGTCGAGGCGTCGTCGGTGCAGCTGGCGATCTACGCAGGCGCCGCAGTCCGCACCCACGGTCTCGATCCGAAAACGATTACGGCCGCGGTCGTGCAGCCGCGCCACCACCAGGGCGAGGCGTGGCGCGAGCACATCTACACTCGTGACGAGCTCGACCATGTAGTTCGCAGCGTCGAGGCCGCCGCAGTAGCGGTGGTGACAACGCCTAAGTTCCAGGCTGGCGACCACTGCATGTTCTGCCCGGTCAAGGCGACGTGCGCCGCACGGCGTCAGACGCGACTGGCCGAGGCGCAGGAGGCGTTCTCTGAGAG